TGACATCAATCCGTTACTGGTCACAAGATGACCAACGCCATGCAAGAACAATTTCATTTTCAACCGTGGCGAAAGCACTTCAGATGCTGGAATTCTATAAGGGTGCTGGTTTCAAATGTGAACTAGCACAATGAGATTTTTTCTTGTTGCCTTGGTCATTGGGTGCGGTTGGGTTATCGGTGACACTGCTATCAAAAGCATGAATGAAACCATGAACCAGCGTAATGCACAACTATGCCAAATAGACCCATCTCTATGCCAGTCTAAGTAGTGGCACACACTTACCCCATTAGGGGTATTTTTATGTGTATAATTAAAGCATGAACAACAAAGAACTCATTCCCATGTTCAACGGCAATGTGCTAATGAACGAAACCGCCATCCAAGACAAAGCAGTCATGGCAGCATTGACAGCAATGTCAAAGCGAAATTTTGAACCACTCCCCACACCACGTGGCGGAACTTGGAACATTTCAGACAGGCATTAAGCATGAGCGTCTTACACCATGAGTCTATTCTAGAGGACTGCTATCTAGAAATCCTTGAAGAGTTTAGAACTGATTTGCTCTTCATGTCCCAAGACCAGATTGACGAAATGGTCTATAAGCGATTTGAGGATCGCTGCCAATAAACAGTCTAACACACCCTGTCCGAAATGACAGGGTTTTTTTGTGGGTGCGGTGCGTGGGGGTGCGCCGAGTGGGACTCCTATCCATTCAAAAGTCTACAAAAGTATCCCAACGACCTATAAATATTTGCAAAATGAAATTTTCTGTGCTATAATTTAGAAAAAATTTTCCAGGAAAAATTTGCCCAAAAAAGACGAGCTATAACTATGACAGATTCAAACATCTCAGAAGCCACTAGAAAGGAGACTTTCGCAGGAATAGACACATCGGTTGGAGGTGTGGTTCCCCCAAACGCACCAGATACCTTGGTTCCACCAACAGAGACTGGTACAGAATGGGATGGTACTGCGCCCGAATCTTCTGAGTATTATACAAAGGAAGATGGACATTATAATGAAGTAATGTCTGGTACTGGACCAAATCCTGAAGAAGCACACAAAAAGATGATGGGTGACCCCCACTATGCTGTGCATATACATGAGAGACAGTTAGAACAACTTGCAAAGATGATAGAAGAAATAGCAGAAAGACTCATAGGCCTTGAAAAGAAGGTAATAGATATGGAACAAGCACAAATGGGTGTTGATGACAACAATCCTATTGTAAACTATCCAGAAGTACAAATGCATCAAAAACGATGAGAGATTTACCAGTAGATGAGAATTACTATGAAAAAGTATTGGCAAACTTTGAACAGTTTTGTGATCAGTTTGAAGGAGCTGCCTCACAACGTTTTTCAGGACTAGACAATGACAGTAGACAACCAGTTGACAATGCAGAAGTTCAACGAGTCACTCCAACAGTTGTCCGAGAGGTTGACACAGTTGGAGCAGAGGACGTACAGGCTAGAGCGTCCATTGTTGATGTACAAGCGTCAGGGCCAGCAAACTCATGAGAGTCTAGTTGAGACACTTGACTATCTACATAAGACAGTGGAGGAGTTAAAAGATGGCAAGTCAAACAGGTAACATGGCAACTTCGTTGACAATGGATACAGCAAGTTCTAATGGTACTGCGATATATCCTTTACAGGCACACTATGGACCTAATAAAACTTACAACACCATTTACAGTGGTGGTACTCCGATAAGTGCATTAGATCCTATGGGTGATCCTACCGATGTTTCTGGTGTTCCTACCAATCCTGTGGTTCCCCCTGTTCCACAACCATTACCTAGAACTGCACCAGTTGTCCCGATTATCAACACAGCAGCACGGGGAGTTTATTTTGAAGGTACTCTCGTTCCAGTCATAGGCGATGGAGTCACTGGCATTGGTGCAGCACCCAATCCAAGGATATTGACAATGCCTGGGAAGTATGGTAGCATATTTATAGGTACACGTACATAATGGCATTATACAATAATTCTAGTTTACACGTTCCTGCTCAACCTAAGAAAACGAGACAGGGCAATTCACAAAATACGAAGCTTTCTGCGTCTTCTAGGAATCATGCTAAGAAGCGTTATAGAGGGCAAGGAAAATAGGGCGACGACCCGAACGCCGAAAATCTCCGAAAGATTATGACGTATCAAGCATTGCATTCGTGGCTTCACATTAAAGACTCTCCTATAGCAGGGCAGGGCATCTTTGCACGTGAAGAAATACCTTCGGGTATGCATTTGGGGATGTCTCACCTAATTGTGGATGATGTCATCTATAGGACTCCTTTAGGAGGGTTCATTAATCATAGTGAAGAACCTAATTGCGTGAAATGGAGTGAAGATGATAAGTACTTTGTTAAGACAATACGTGCTATACATGCTGGAGAAGAGTTGTTCCTTAAGTATACCTTCTATGAAGTAGGATAAAAGTCGCTAAATATAACTGACTTCGTATATTGTCGGTAAATGGCGGCCACTCTGTCCTTCAAGGACATTAATATAAATTTTAAGAAGCATCCTGTTACTGGTGACCTTGTTGTCAGTAAGGATGCTTCTGCTATTAAACAGGCAATCGTTAATTTATTACTAACTAATAAAGGAGAAAGACCTTTCAATCCCGATTATGGATCTAATATAAGGAGTTATTTATTTGAACCACTAGATTATGGTACAGCTGCTCAAATAGAACTAAGTATTACAAGTACTATAGCTAAGTTTGAACCAAGGATTAATGTAAGGTCTATAGACATATATCCTAACTATGATAACAATTCATTTGATGTTGACATGACATATGAAATTGTAGGTTCAGACGATCCACCAGTAGCCGTAGAGTTAGTCTTAAATAGGACGAGATAATGCCATATACCCAGTTAAACAATTTAGACTTTGCTGATATCAAAGTTGCTCTCAAAGACTATATGAGAGCACAAACAGATTTTACTGATTATGACTTTGAAGGGTCTGCACTCAGTAGTATACTTGATGTATTGGCATATAACACCTACTACACGGCGTTTAATACCAACATGGTAGCAAATGAGTTATTCCTTGACTCTGCTACCCTCAGGGACAACGTAGTGTCTCTAGCAAAACAGTTAGGATATACACCAAAATCTATTACAGCACCAAAAGCAGTTGTTGATTTAGATCTAACATTTACTGGAACTCCTCCATCAGCAGTAACTCTTAAGGCTGGTAGTGGATTCGTAAGTAATTTTGATGGTTCTTTATATCGCTTTGTTGTAACAGAGGATTCTAAGGTTTCTGTTGTTAATAGTGTTGCAAGTTTTGATGATCTTTCCATATATGAAGGATCTTATCTTACAACTAATACTACAATTGATGCAAGTCTTAAGAATCAACGTTTTATTATTGAGAATACTGGTGTTGATACAAATACAGTGAAGGTAAGAGTTTTTACATCAGCAGGTTCTAGTGTATATGATGATTATGCTGTTGCAAGTAATATATTAGATATTGGTGCTAATGATAAAGTATTTTTCATTAGTGAGCAAGAAGATGAGAATTACGAGATCTTCTTTGGTGATGGAGTATTAGGTAAGAAACTTGAAGACGGTAATGTAGTTCAAATCAGTTATATTGTAACCAATGGTGAATCAACCAATGGAGCAAGAACATTTACATTTAATGGTGTATTAGAAGATCAGAACAATACACCATTAACAGTACCATTTGGTGTAACTACATTAACAACAAAGGATATAGCAGCAGGTGGAGCAGCAATTGAGACTATTGATAAGATCAAGTTTAATGCTCCTAAGTTCTATGGATCACAAAATAGAGCAGTAACATCTAGTGATTACAAAGCAATTGTTAGAAATCTATATCCAGCAGTAAGTGATATTATTGTATTTGGTGGTGAAGAGCAAGAACCACCTGCATATGGTAAAGTATTCCTTTCCGTGAAACCCACTGAGGCCGCTGCGTTGTCAGCGTTCACAAAAAGTGATTTAAAGGAAAAATTGAAGAAGCATACTGTTGCTTCTATAAGACCTGAGTTTGTTGATCCTTCTCTCCTTTATTTGGAATTGACAAGTAATGTTTATTATGATGTTAATAAGACTAAATTACTTCCTGCTGAAATGGCAGTTAAGGCATCTAATGCTGTTACAGAATATTTAAAAACCTCTGGTACAGAGAAGTTTAACGGAAAGTTTAGATATTCAAAGTTTATTAGTGTTATTGATAGTGCTGATCGTGCTATTAATTCAAATGATACTGATGTTACTATGAGGAAGGACTTTATTGCACAAATAAATTCTTCTGCATATTATGAAATTTGTTATAAGAATCCATTTTATATTGACTGTAATAACCCTGTAGTTACATCAACAGGAATGATAGTCTTTGAATACCCAACTGTTACTTCATATCTAGAGGATAGAAATGGTAAATTAGTCCTATATAGACTAGATTCTATCACTGGTGAAAAGATTCTATTGAATGATTCAGTAGGAACGATTGATTATACTAAAGGTGAGATAACAATGAGTG